GGCGAGTCGTTTTAGAATCCAAAAGGTTTTTGGTCTGTTTGGGTTTTGATTTTGATTTGTGTGTCGCTGTTTTTTTTGCGTTGCCGTAGCGTGCGCCGCGTCTGCCGTTGCATTTTGCGCAACTAGGTACGAGGTTGTCTAGGTCGTCTGTGCCCCCGCGGTCGTGCTCGATTAGGTGGTCGGCTTGTGTGCCTGGTGCTTTTTTGCACCAGTGGCATGCGGGTTTGTCGCGTAGTAGTTGTGCCCTGTTTTTTTTGTAGGTGGGGTTGTCTAAGCGTCGTGGCATTGGGGTGCTACCGCTGCCGCGCGTTGCTTGGCCTGACGCCTTCGCTGCGCTCAGTTGTCTGCAGGTAGGTGTGAGTGGGTTTGCTGCCGGCTGTGTGTTGCATGTTGTGTTTTCTTTTGTGTGTGTGTTGTCAGTGTAGGTCAAGTGCAGGATTGCCCCCGGTACCCACAACCGTCTGATTGTCGCTCAGATCGCACTAGCCCTCGCCCACTTGTTTTTGTGCAGGGTCTTTGCACGCCTGTCTGACGGGCTAACTGGCGCCTGTTAAGCGTCGAGGATTTGCACCTACACCCACTAGACACGTGTGGGTCGTGACCGTGTGACGGTCTTACTTTTTGTCGGGTAGCAGAATGATTGCGTCAATAACTTTTGATGCCTCAGCCTTAGTTAAATCTTTGCTTGTTGTGATGTCGCGGCCGATTGTGTCGGCACAGAATACACGCAGATCCTCAGCAACAGTCAAGCCTTTGGCTTTTGCCCTAGATGCAAGCATTTTGAGCTGTGGTTCAGTTGCTTGACCAGTAGCTGATGCTGCTTTGCGTTCGTTGCTTGTGCGTTCAACAATGGCTTGCACTTGCTCTTGATGTGATGGTTGGTCGGCCCACGGGTCAATTGCTGGTGTGTCAAACTTCGGTGCTTGTTTAGGTGGGCCTGCTCGATGCATGACTTCGTTGGCGCTGGCCTGTTTAGCAAATGCGCCAGGCAACATGATTGCAACAAGACGCCCAAGCGCTGATGTTGCTGCGTTCATTTGTTCTGAGTCACGTGTGTACGGTGTCGTGCCGGGGAATGGTTCCCAACAGAATGCGACTGCTGGCAGTTTGTCGTCGGGGTCACGCCAAGCGCACACTTTGACTTCAATGTACGTTTTGCCTGCAATGTCTTTGACTACTGGCTGGTATTCAATAATGCGTACTTCAGGGTATTTGTCGGCCAACATTTTTAGCCTTGCTGGTACGTCAACATAATCTTTTAGATCCCAACTCATGTGCTGCCTGCCTTTGTGTGTGTGAGTGTTGCTATGGGGTGTAATGCTGATTGCGGTGTCATGTATGCCGGGTACGGTATGTCGGTGCGCCAGTAATCCCAAATGTTGCATTGCTCGAGCGGCAGCCAACCTTGTAGTGATGCAGTGACACGCATTGGGCCTGTGATTGCCAATGTGACTAACACGTATGGGGCGTGTTTGTCGTCGGGGTGTGTAATCAGGTGTCCGTTGCCGTAATCGGTGGCGCGTACTTGTATGCCGTGTACGTCGTCGTCTTTGCTGGTCGGTGTGTAGTTGCATTCCCAATTAAACGGCAAATCTAGGTATGTGGCAACAGCTAGTTCGCCCATAACACCTAGTCGGTTGATGCGTTGCAGTTTTTTTGGTGTCAATGTGCCGTTGTAGGGCCGATGCTGCCGCCCGTATTTGGCAATGCGTTCATCAGCTAGTGCCTGGCATGCTCGAATGTCATGTGCGTCTAGGTCTATGCGTACAGCGTCAACGCGCACGGGCTACCGCCTCGAGCTGTTGCACTTCGCTTTTGACTTCGGTGATGACTGTGGTTTGCCAACAGATGTGTGCAATGGCTCGCACAAGTAGCCGTGCTTTTGTGTGGTTTGGTTCGTTGTCTAACCACGACGTCAAATCGGAAATCAGTTGCTCTTGATCTGTCCACGCTGCCCGCGTCATGTTTTACCTGCCTGTGATGAATGTGATTGCAAACAGTAATGCAACGATGGCACACAGTTGTGCATACCGTTTCACTTGAGTGCGTGCCAATGTTGCCAACCGGGTGTTGAACCTGTCCAGCCTTCCCAGATTGCTAACGCAACCAGCAAGTTTGTTTCTGGGTTCCATAAGTCGCCGCAAATCCCTAGGTCGTAATGTTGCATCCAACCAATCGGCCAGTTGTTGTTAGGTACGCACCAGGTTGGCATGTTGATTTGCATTAGGCCGATGCTGTCGCCGTCATCGCCTATTGCGTAGGGGTCGCATCCTGACTCAAGCCGCATGGCTAGCTCGAGCGTGTCTAGGGCGGCTGCCGGCCAGCCGATGCCGTAGGCCAAGCCAATAAACGACTCACAATCACCTGCCTGAATAGGGGGGGTACTGCTAGGCAGGGGGGTGGGTTTTGACGCATCCTGGGGCATTGTGACGCTTGTGGCGGGGGCGTGAATAGCGGTTTGTGGCTGTTTTGGTGCGTTTGGCACGTTGACAACAAATAGGCCGTACAGCCCAATCAGTGACGCCCAGACAAGTTTGCTTAGGGCGGTCATGCGCTGTCGCCTGTGCTGCGGTCAATTTGATGGTCGTGATCTAGTCGGATGGGTGCGCCCCACGTCTGCCATTTGTATTTGCGGAATGCGATTTGCGACATCATGCTTTTGTCCTCGCCTTGTCGTCTAAAGGATTGCACCATGACCTGTTGTCCGTCAGGCATCACGCCTGTGAACACCTCATACAGAATGATGACTGCCTGCGTAGTAGGGGTGGGTTCAGACATAGCTGCCTCGCTGTCTTTAAGTTGCTGACAACCTTACTGACGGTCTGTCAGGTAGTGGGGAATGCCTTAGCAAAGGCTTGTCGCACAAGGCTTTCGTTCTCCGCCATAGTGCGGGTAATTTCTATGTGTAGCCAATCGCCGCCTGGTGCGCCTGTCACGGTTTTAGTGTCGTATTTGCGCCAAGCCTCATGTGCATGTGGTTTAGGCATAGCGGTGCCTACTCGATCACAACGCCAACCGCGGCCGTGTGGGTTAGGCCAGTAGTCAATAATCATTTGTATGCCTAACAATTCCCAGTTGTCCAAGGCTTGTTGCAAGAATGTGATTGCTTTGGTGCGGCCGTTAGTGACGCCCTTGCCGGTTGATTCCATAAACCTAAATGACAAATCCATTGCAACACCTCGAGCATGGTTGCTGATTTGCCCTGGCTTGCCGCGAATGTCGCGTTGCACAAATGTGCCATTTGGCCATAAAGCGCCTTGGCTGTGTGTGTTTGCAAGTTTTGCCCACAATTCGGTGCCGGGCAATTTGTGGTTTACTATGCCGTAGGTGCCGACAATGTAGGGCTTAGGTGCTGACGGCACTATTTGTTTTTATCTTTCATGCCGTTGCTGGCAACTATGCCTGCCAATGTGCCTGACAGAAACGTGACAATCGTTGCCATAAGGCTGATGAACTCTTTGTCATTCGGCGCTTGTTCCATCGGTTGCGACACAAATAGCAGGCCGTACACAAAACCAATCACAACGACGCTAAACACGACGCCGAGTAGTACGCCGACGGTTGCGACCATGCGTGCGTGTAGTTGTTCGGCTGTGTAGCGCTCTTTCATTTCAGCACCGATCTACTGGTGTGCAATACGTTGGTCGAGTGCTTGGTTTGCTGTTGTTGCTGCGTGTTGTTTCGCAGGCTGTCAAGGTAAGTAGCGCCACGATTGCCACCCATTTCATTACGCCTCTAAGGGTTCGGGGTCGGGTGGTGCTATGAACTCGTCTAAATCTGCGTCGTATGTGTCGCCTATGCCTGCGTATTTGCCTCGAATGTTGCTGTGGTAGGAGGTTTGTTTCCATGTTCCGCCGATTAGACCTGACAAAAAGCCGACGCCTAGCGCTTCTACTTCGTTGCCGTTTTCGTCTGTGATGAAGTCGTTAGCAAGAACAACGACCTGCGTGACAATGTTGTTTGCGTCTAGTTGTGCGAAATGTGCCATTTTTAGACCAGCCTTAAAACGCCTGTGGAAGTGAATGTCCAGACTGTGTACGAGCCGCTTGTTGCGCTTGTTCCGTTTGTTGCTGTAATAGTTAGCCCTGACGCAGCTGCCGTTAGGTAGCGAATGATGACTACGCCGCTACCGCCGTTGCCTGCAGTCACTCCGTCATCGGTTCCTCCGCCTCCGCCGCCTGTGTTTGCTGTACCATTTCCGCCGGGCCCGCCAGGGCCGCCGCCGTTGCCGCCGCCGCCAGCACCTCCAGCACCGCTACGAGCACCACCGCCACCACCTGATCGAGTGACTCCTGTTCCAGTGATGTCGTTAGATGTTCCAGCACCGCCAGCCGTGCTACTGCCGCCACCTGTTGCTCCGTTGGCAGTAGCGCCCGTACCGCCAGCGCCACCAGTTCCGCCGCTGCCATTGACGCCGCCGTCGGAGTTAATGTCAAAAAAACGGCTACCTGTTCCAGGGTTTTGTGCGCCGCCAGCACCTGAGCCGCCAGCGCCAACGATAACTCCGAGCGTTCCTTTGCTTGTTAGTTTTTGTGTTGTGCGATGCTGACCGCCGCCACCGCCACCGCCACGAAAACCGCCACCATTACCGCCTGAGCCGCCTCCGCCTACTGTGAGGGCTTCTACTTCTAGGACTACTGGAGCGCCTGCTAGAAAAAATGTGAAGGTTGACGCCGACAATGCAACTAACGTGCCGCCTCCATACTGCGCCAATGCAAGTGACCCCGATGTGTTAACAGTTGCTGTGCCAGCCGTAATCGTGCAAGTACCTGCACCTTTGTTGGCAATAAAAATTGTGTCGCCAGTAGTAAAAATGCCTGTGTTAACCGTAATTGTGGTTGCGCCTGCAGCGTTCATAATTACGCGCTTACCTGCGTCACCAACGACCAACGTGTAATTTGCTGTCTGGTCGTTAATAGGCAAATTAGTAATGTCGTTTAATTGTTGAGCCTGCAACACAGACCCAGAAACAAACGGAAATGGCGTAGTCATACCCTCAGCCTAGAACATTTTCGGCGTCTAATACACCATAGATTGCGTCATCAAGGATCAGCTCATACACAATGGTGGTGGGCGACGTGTAGTACGTAATGGTGTGGCCTCGACTGAAATTGATGACGCCTGTAATGCCTTCAATGCTGTATTCGGCTGCTACTGCGCTATTTAGCCCTGGTATTTCTTTTTCTATGCTGATGGTGTTGCCTATGTCGGCGCCAGCTGCAGCGGTGCGTTGTGCGTCGCTTAGGTTGGCAAAGAAGGCTGTGACGCTGGTAAAACGGGGTTCTGGGTCAGGCTCGAGCAGGTAGGTAGCCAGGTCTGCTATTTCGGTGGCCTCATGCAGCAAGCTGTTGGTGATGCTTAGGTTTTGTGTGAAGTATTTGGCAATGCTGGCTAGGTCGCTGTCGGTGTCGGTTGTGCCGTTTAGCCCGGTCACGACCGATCGGTTGATTACGTTGTCGGCGTCAAACTCAACTTGTATGTCAACGTATTTGGCTAATACGCCGTCGTCACCAAATGAGATTGTTGGGCTTGACAGCGTGTTGCCTATGCGGTTTTGCGTTGTCAGTACGCCGTCGGCTGCCATAAATAGTCGGCCTTGTTCGGCTTGGTTGATTTGCGTTAGGTATTGCAGGGTGTTTGTACCAGCTGGCACTGTGTAGGCAGCGGCGTGGCCCAGGTTGACTGTGCCGGTAGCCAGGCTTGTCGTGCCTGTGTAGTCAACTTCTGGCAATGCCAACACGGTTGAAATGCGTTGCCCTGGTAGTTGTGCTGTCACGTTGAGTTCATCGAGGTTGGTTTGTGCCAACAAATAGAAGTCATCGGCGCATTGCACGTTGACTGTGTTAGGGCCTGCCATTGCAAACTCATACGCATACGAAGTGACCACCCCTACGAACAAGTACACGCTGTTGCGCGACAACCGAATACGGCGCATTGGTGCCAGCCCAGGCTGATTGTTGGCTGGGTCGTAGTAGGGGCTGCTGGTGTCGTATGGGCCAAGGATGCCTGTTTCGTCACGCATCGTAAATGACATGGTGCCGGCACCAAACTGGTAATCGGTTTTTTTGCGCCCACGGTTGTATTGCACGTCGGTAGTGAAGTCGGTGATGTCAGCAAATTGTGTTGTGCCGTCTAAGACGAATTGCGTGTTGTTAAGTACGCCTTTGGTTGCGTCGTTGAGCGTGAATGCGTCTTGCAAAAAACCTGTGTCTAGTTCGAGCAGGTAGTTGCCTGCCTGTACTACTGCGGCAGCCACGTCAGATTGCAATCTGTAGATCGAGCGGCCCTGACCTGCGGTTGTAATCAGTTAGGGCGTCAACAATCTTGTCGCCTAGTGATGCTTCTGCGACAGCTGCGTTGATGGTGATGTTGATTGGTTGGGCGCTGAACATGCCGCCGTCGCTTTGTGTTAGGCCGCCAAAGAAGTCTGCACCAATAAAGCCTGGGGTGATGTTGCCTGAGTCAATGAAACCTTGCGGGCCAAAGCTTTGTAGTGCAACGGCAGCGGCGCTTGACGCGCCGCCGCCGCCGCCGCGGGTCGCTGAAGGAGTGGCAGCGACTACCGCCGGGCCGCCTGATGGGATTGCGCCAAGTAGTGATCGCTCGAGCAGGTCGGGGCCTGCGGTGACGCCTGCTGGGCCTGTGGTGGTTGTGCCGCCGCTTGTTGTTGAGAAACTGAACTTTGGCAATACGACTTTGGGTATGAGCGGAATGTTGACGCCTGGTATGAGGTTGATGGCGGCCACGATGCCGTTAATCATGAAATTGAATGCGTTGGCTATGCCCTCAAAGACCATGATGATTGAGTTGCCCATGTACTTGAATGCGTTGATGACGCCGCCAGTCATTTTGACTAGGTATGCAAATGACGCAATGATGCCGCCAATAGCGACGACGACAATTCCCAGTGGGTTAGCGGCCATCGCAAAGTTGAATGCAATTTGTGCTGCAGTTGCGACTTTGATTGCTGTGTTAAGCACCAAGATGGCTGCTGACAATGAGCCAACCGCAATAAGCATTGCGGTCATTGCACCTGTGTTGTCTTGTGCGAATTTGGCAAATGATTGCAATTTGGGCAACAGTTGTTCAAGGATTGGCAGAAACGCTGCGCCGATGGATTCTTTGGTTTCTGCAATTGTCAGCGACAGTCGTTTCATTTGACCTTCGGCGCTGTTCGCTGCAACTGTGGCTGCGCCGCCAACGGTAAATGACAGTTCTTTCATTACCTGATCGAGTGATTCGCCTGCTTTGATGTTGTCGCGCACACTTGGCACAAGGTTGCCCAGGGCTTTCATGTTGCCGACAGCGGCCTTGCTTAGGGCGTCGGTGACCGTAGTTAGGTCTGTGCCGGTAGCTGCACTAATGTCAAGCGCCGTGTTCAGTAGGTCTTGGCTGTAGGTCAGGTCGCCTGTGGATTGCACCAGGCTCGCTAAAGCTGGCCTCAAAACGTCGTCGGCTACTGCGGCCGACATCATCGTTTTCTCAATGTAAGACTCAGCAACTTTTACGTTGGCCTCACCCGCAATTGTGTTTTTTGTAATCGCTAGGGCTAGCAATTCTTGAGCTTTGGCATCCTCAACAGCTGCTTTAGTTGCATTGCCGATTGCTAGGGCTACACCAGCCAATGCTGCTGCTGCCGGCACTGCAGCCTTCTTAAGTGCAAACTGTGCCTTTTCGCCTGACGTTTCTAGTTGCTTAAATTCTTTGATTGCTTTGTTTAGGCCTTTGCCGTCAAACTCGCTAATGATTGGGATTACTACGGCCATCAGATTGCCTTGCTAACTGTTCGCATCACGTCGTCAATAATTAGTGACACCTGGTATTCAACCTCAGTTTGATTGGCCCGGTATGCCGGCCACAACGCACGACTGGCTTTCCCGTGTCGAGCCTCAAGGCCTCGCACCATGTTGGCACCTGCAGCGGTCTGTGATTTGCTGGCAAGGTCGTAGATGGTGTTGATTGTGCCGCCCCACGCAATAGTGAAAACAGCAAGGTTGGTCATGCGGCCGTTGTACTCGCGTGGTTTTTTGCCGCTGACTTTTGCCTTAATGTTTTTGGTTGCAAGGTTTGCTTGCCACGGTAGGGCTTTGTAGCCGCTGCGTGTAGTCCACGATCGGCCCCAGCCGCTGATTGGTGGCGCTTGTGGGGTTGCACGTTTGGCTGCGTCAACTACGGGTTTGCATACAGCCTGAAAATCTCTTGTTAGTTGTCGCCTGGCTACTTTGTCCACATTGTTGAGTTCGCGTAGCGCCTGTTTGAGTCCAGCAATAGTTTCACCCTGTTTGCCAATAGTGGTGTCAACTGTGCTCATCGTTTGCCTGCTCTGCGTCGTTTCTCATCCAAGAGTAGTACCGTCGCCAGGTCTTGTGAGTCAAACTCGATGTTTGCCGGCCAGTAGCCAGTGGCAAGTAGCAGTGACGCTAGTTGTCGTCTGATTGTGCCGGTTCCGTAGGGTTTGCGGGTTCTACCTGCTCAGACTCAATCAGCTGTACAGATTCCAGCCATGTTTCGTAGTCGCGGTTGTCGCGTTTTTCTACGTGTAGGCGATGCCAGCAAAGGTATGACATGTCGTCTATGCCCATGCCTGTTGACAAGTCCTGCACACGTTTGCGTGATCGGCGTTCCCATGCAGCAAAATCAGCGAGCGTGATTTCTACGGTGTCAACCTGCGTTTTGCCTGCAAGTGTCAGGTAGGTAATCTTAAATGTCAGTTTCATGCTGCCCCCAAAAGTGAGTTGTGATTACGGTGTGACATCCTTGACCAGCGTGCCACCGGTGAAGGTCACTTCAACCTGTTGCAGTTCGCCCAAGGATGCGTTCACAACGTCAAATGACTCGACATAGCCGTTCGTGAGTTGAAATTCTGGATTAGTTGCACTAATAGTGGCGTCAACAGCTTTGACTGAGACGTAGGTTGCCGCTGCACCGACAAGGGTGTTCAGCAGGGCGTAGGTTTCTGACGATGCATACGACATCAGCATTGTCAGGGTGATGGTGCAATTGGTTAGGCCGCCGACGTAGGTGCGGTTTGTCTGACCAAAGGCTGTTGACTCAAGCGCATCTTGGGTGGTCGTGACGACCGCACTAACTACCTGATCGGTGATGGTGGTGCCGGGCGTGGTGGTGCCGATGCTAACTACTGGGTTGCTTAAGACTGTCGTTGAGGCCATAAGGGGTTAGTCCTTCCGTTTCTTGAGTTTAGTTCTAGCAGGTTTTGGTTGGTCTGTGGTGACAGTTTCGGTTGCGGCTAACTCGATTTGCCCTGAGTTAATGAGGTACTCAATCACGTTGCTGTCGGTAAAGGTCACGATGTCGCCTTTGTTGTGTCCGTTCAGCCGGTGTGTAATGATGCGGTATTTCATGGTGCCACCTTTGTTGACAAGGTTAGTTCGTAAGCAGCGAAGTCTTGTGCGCCGATTTGTACGACTGTGGGGCGGCCTGACATTAGCCCTAGTTTTGCTGCCCTAATCAGGTCGGCTAGATCGAGCAGCTTGTCTAGGGCTTTGCGGTCGCCTGGGCCTACACCCAATATTTTGATGGTGAATTGCATCTCGCTGATGACGTTGGTGTGCATGACAAATGAGGGTGCGTCAATGAGTACGCATGGGGGGTTGATGTTGCGTGGGTCGCTGCTAGACACCACTGGCAGCCCTGTGATGGCTGTTAAAAGGCTGAGCAGGTCGTTGTAGCCGTCTTTTAGTTCTGCGGCCATTAGGCGACCTGTGGTCGGTTTATGCCTAACAGACGCATGACCTCAACGAATGAGCCGCCAATTGGCCCTGATGTGGCTAGTGGATCGTAGGCCGCATACGATTCTGAAGCGCTGCCACGCATACGGTAAAGGTAGCCGCAATACATGACGGTGCCTAGTTTGACGTCAAGGCTTGGCACAGTTGACAAGCTTGAGTCAAAGTAGCCTGCCTCTTGGCGGCGTCGGTACGCAAATTGATTGCCTGCACCTACGGCCATAGTTAGCAAGTCAAAGTCGGCGCTGGGGTTGGTGACGGTAAAGCCCAACCAATCCTCGACATCGGCAACAGTCACCCAGGTGCAGGTTGGTGTGAATGTGACGGTGCCGATTGCAGGCGCCCGGTCAAAGTTGTCATCGGTGACAGCAAACGCAATTTGCAATTGGATTGGCACGTTGGTGTCGTACACGTAGTCGCCCTGGTCATCTACGCCCATAAACAAGTATTTGGGTATGGCAGTCACAACAAATGTGTTGTTTAGCGTTGTGAGTGTGCCAGTAAAACCTGACAAGGTAATGCTGTTGCCAACCTCAATTGGGTTGTTTGTGAGCGTGGCAATCACGCCTACGTTGTCGGTGATTTGCGCGTGGGTCGTTGTGTAGGTGGCCATGCCACCAACCTAATGACTAGGCGTAGGTGAAACGACGGAACTTAGTGCCGTCGATCATGAGTGTGGCGAAGTAGCCGCGGAATGAGATTTGACGGCCTAACACTTCAGGCTTGTCAATCGCAACAAGTCCGCGCTGGTTTTCGTAGATCTCAAAGCCTGCAAATGGGCCTGCAGCGCAACCTACAATGGCGGTTTTTGCAGCAAAGTTTTTGTCCACAACAAGCGTCAAGCCAAGTGGGTTGCCGTTCCAGTTTGATGCCGCATACGACGCAGATGATGCGTTAAATGGTGCAACGCTTGGGAACAGTGGTCGGTTTTGGCCGTCAACAAGACTGCCAATTTTTGCCCACATTTCAGGGTCAACGAACAAGTGCGTTGGCAACACGTTGGTTGATGCGCTAATGAGTTGTGCGGCTGTGTAAATCTCCGACAGAATCGTTGCGGCTGTTCCAGACCAGGTGCCTTGGTCTGTAGAACCTGAGTACATTTGATCGGCTGCGTAATTGTCAGTCGCGTCGGCGTACTGTCCGGCAAGGTCTTGCAGGATAATGTCAACACTGTTTGGGTCTGTCCAATCAACGTCTTGTTCAGAGACAAGCACGGTGCCACCAAAAGTCAACCGGGTGACAATGTTGCTCGACACGACCATCGTGGTTGAGCTGAGCGTTGTCAATTCAGTTGACTGTTGTGCAACTGAAGTGTGCGTGGTGATTTCTGGGCGGTTAAAGGTTTTGCCGACACCTAATGGCATTGCACGCGCACCGACGTTGCTGACCACTGGTCGCAGGTAGTTGATGTTGTTGTACACCGGGCCAACAACTGGTACTGGCAACAAGCCAGGTGTGTCGGTCGTAATGATGTCGCCTGCAGCTGCAGCAATTGGGTTGTGGAATGCTTGATGATCGGCAACCATGCGATTGACGGCTGCGAACTTTTCGCCGCCTTGCACGTATGCAGACACCCATTCCGACATAGATGGCAGACGCGATGGCGCTTTGCGTGCCTCAGCCCAGATTGGGGTTTTTGGTGCTGCGGCTGGGGTTTCTACTTGCTCGATTGGGTCAGACATGGATTTCTCGCTTTCGTTGATTTTTACCTTAGCAGCCGCGATGCTGTCAATGGTGGCACCCTCAAATGCGGGTTCAGCCACAATTGACAATTCACGCCAGGCCGCCTTGCTGATGACTAAAACGCCTGCGTCGTTGTATTCGGCGTCAATTGGGTCAACACCAACCGACACGCTGTCTAAGGCGCCGTCTTTAATTAGTTCAATGACGTCATCGCCTTGTTTGGTGGCGCTGATGCGTGCGGCGTAGCGCATTTCTTCTTCGTCATCCATGCGGGCGGTGACTATTCCAATGATTTTGTTGCCGTCGTGTTGCTCAAGTAGGCGTGGTGCTTTGCCGTCAATGGGCAGGCTGCCGGGTAGGAACATGACTTGTTCGCCGCCGCTTACTGTGGCAATGACGTTGTATGGCACTGCTACGCCTTCAATAATGCGTGACGGTGTGTCGCCTTCAGCTGCGGCGATTGCTACTTTGCTGGTCGTTAGGTAGATCATGTTTCCAGCGTAGGTCATGGTGTTGCCTTGTTTTGTGTATTAGTCGGCTATGGGTGTGCCTGGGGTGACT